AGCCTAGAGAACCCTTACGCAAGCCTAACAAAGATGTTGTCAGGTTGCATAAGTTTTTAAAGTTGTCTTCTTGTGTCATATTAAAATGGTAAATCGTCAGGAGTTGTACCTTTAAAATGCCCGTCTAATCCTTCAGGTGGTGTCTGATTTACTTGTGCAAAGTGATAACCATCTATGTTATGAAAGTATCTTCCATTGTATTCTCTTGAATAAACATTACAAAGAATTTTAACTTCCATACCTAATTCTAGTTTATCCAAAGACGCTAACTTTTCATCTCCAAAAGCACTTACTGCAACCAAGTTATTAAATTCACCACCTGTATCAATTACTACTGTCTGTTTCTTCCAAACTTTTTCTGACTTAGAAATTCCTGACTCTACTGCTAGTTTTAATTTTACTGTTCCTTTTACTTCCATTTTTATTGTGCCTGTTTTTGCAGGTCTTTATTAATTAATTATTTATTTCTTGCTTTAACATTTTCATTAATGTACTTTCTTGCTTTTCAGACATTGAGTAATTAGTCATCTTAGACATTACTGCTGAACTTTTACCTGTATTGATTGCTTCTAACATAGCATTGTAAATGTCAGTTGTCATTTTAGGTTTCATAGGTTCGTTTACCTTATTACTATCAGCGTCTTTAGTGTCATCTAGTAAGAAAAGGTTACCAAGTGCATACTTCTTAGCATAAGAACTACTTGATCCGAACGACTGAGCAATATCCATTCCTTTTCGTTCAGGATTTATTCCTGCTTGTGCTTCTACAAAGATAGTTTTTTCGCCATCAGAGATTGATACTTTAGAAGTTAAAACTAAGTATCCTGCAATCTCTTGGGTTGTTTCTGTTATTGTTAAGTAGCAACCGTATTTCTTTAAAAGTGGTTTGACGGCTTCAAGAATATCCTCTGCCGAACGATATTTATATTTTCCAAAACTGTTAAATTGGTTCTTAGGTGCTTTTAATTCGCTTTGTATAGCTATTAAATAGTCTGTCTTTTCTGTTTTCATTATCTTGTTCTTAAAATTAATGCTTTTCTACCTTTTTGATTATAAAGCTTGTTGTATATTTTTAACTTATCTATTACTGCTTGATTCTGTTCTTCTGTGATATTCAATATATCATTCCAATAAGATCCTTTAGGCTCTACTTTGTAATTATAAACTTCATCAAGCATAAGTGAATTTTTTTTACTGTATTCATTTCCTGCTAAATTTATCTGTTCTTTAGTTCCATAAATCCTAATTGACTTTTCATTACCTACTAAGTCATTATCCATTACAAATAAAGTCTTATTGAATTTTGAAACATTTGAATAGCTGTCTTCCTTATAGAAGAAGTCTTGGCAAATTAAATTCAATGTATTGTATTCTAAATATTCTGCGTCTTGTATAGTCATCTTAAAATATTAAAGAGTCAATGAAACTAAATGTACTGCACATTAATAATATAAGGATAGAAAAAGCAGCCATAGTAAAGATTGAAAAAGCTATGTTCTCAATTTTCTTATTTCTTATTGCTTTTAAATTTTCCCACTTGTAATTTCCTAAAGAGTTCTTAGTAAAGAATTGCTCCTTTTCACTTTTGTTCATATACTGAACTACTTTGCTTTTTAAATTTGTAATCTTAAAGTTTTTCATAATATTTATTTGATTAATATGAAGCAAAGATATAAAAATATAATGTTATAAACACAATGATAAACAAAGTTATTAACAATTTAGGTGTTTACATCTAGGACGAACTTTATAGCTTGTCTAGTATATTAGTATTAAAAAGAAAAGAAAGTGCCTAAAACGGCTATACGGGTTGCTAGAAATAGTGTACTAGCCTTGCTATTTGTCCTGAGTCTTTGGAATGAATAAATCCTTCTACTGCTTTCTGTACTCCACAAAATCCTTTGCGATTGTGCCAACTATCAGTTCCACTTGGTGAACGCATATATTCAACTGTAACTCCTATAAAGTCTTTAGCGTCTAGCCATTTGTATTTAACTTTGTGATGTATATGGTGAAGATACCAGTAACGATATTTAGTTTCAGCCCACATTAATGGTCTATCGTTAGCCATTAACATTGGAAGCTTATCCATCTTAGCACCATCTCCGTGCTCAAGTCCTATAAGATTAGAACCATACTTGTAGTATTTTCTGTGTGCTACTGATATATCAAATGTTACATCTTTAGTATTCCTAAACCAAGACTTTAAAGAGTGTGCTAAATGGAAACCACTTTGATAATCGTGATTAGACATTGAGTGTACTACATCTACAGGAGCTACTTGTCTAAGTATCTCAACGCATTTAACATAAAGTTTTAAAGCTACTTCAAAGTGTTGCCACCATTTACCATCTGCATCTTGTGGAGTTCCTGCTGTTGTTGTATTATAGACATTGTCAATATGTAGAATGTCATTACCTACACAGAATAAGACTCTATCTATACTAAACCCTTGCGACTTACTTATAAGTCCTGTAACGCCTTCTAAAACTCTATTGTATGCTATCTCTGTATTATAGTCATCACCTGTTTCTAAAGCTACACCTAGTTTACCTATATGAATATCAGCAGGATTTATCACTAATAAGTGTTCACCTTTTACTCTTTTAATTTCAGGATAGGTAGGTGCGTGATTATCTATAAGAGCCTTAACATCTTCAAGTACATCATTTTGTTCAGCACCATATTGCTCTTTGGTAACTATGGAAAATCGTAAATCACCTCCCATATTTTGCCAATGCTTAACGCTTACAATATCTTTCTTATCTATACCTCTATCTTGTAGGTGTATATCTAAAGCAGTATTACCGTTAATGTTCTGTAAGTCCTTTCCCCTGCTCTCATTGATTAGTTCAACTTCTTCAGGGGAAAGTCTTAGTCTTTTGCCGTCTATAGACAAACTATTTCTTTGCTACGTCAGCTATTCCTTGAGCGCCGATTAATGTAAGAAGTGCGTAAAATAAATTTGTTGCTGTAGATTCATCAACTCCTAAATAAGTTACTAAAGCAGGAACTACTACAGAACTAACCATATACCAAAACTTCTTACTGTTTAGCATTTGCTTTACTACTAGGCTATTAAACCAATTTGAAATATTTTTCATTGTTATTTGTTTTTGATTATTAAATTAATATTTTCACCTCCCAAATGTATTATTTCTTTGATTAATAAGTCCATAGCTAACGTAGAGTTACTAACAAAGTCCTGTTGGCTTCCTAGTCCTACTAGAATACATCCGCTTGTATCTTTAGGAAAATTGCCTCTGTGAAATAATATCCAATCCCTATCAGGAACATCTTGAACTAGCAAATGAACATAGTCCCTAGAAGCTGATTCTCTTGGAAGTCTAAGTCTTACTTTGTAATTACCTTCAGGAATACAACTAATATTTCTTAGGTTGTTAAAGTAAGGTCTTTCTAGCGTATCGCAAATCCTTTCTGTATTTATAAAGAGTTCACCAATAGTTGATTCTTCTGTAAATGTATCTCTAATCAATAAAAGGTTTATCATTTTTTTTTATCATACTTAATGAATTTGTAGATAGTAAAAGTTATAGCTAAAACTAATGAAACAAGTGTTAAAACTTGATTAGCCTGACCTAAACTTAATCCGATTGCTGTACTATTTGCTAATCCTACTTGTAGGCTGTCTTGCATTTGTTTTATTTTTAGGCTTTTTATCCAAGTAGGATTTCAGCTTTATTATATTAATTGGTTTTGTCTTGTAGTGTTTCTTCATTAATTCAAATTTCCTAAAACATTTCTTAATGTAAATCTTGTTCCTTGTTGTCTTGGTCTTTCAAGGTTCATTGAGTTATAGTAAGCATTATTATCAGGATTAACGTCTGCACCTGTGTTCGTATTATATTCAGGGAAAAGTGAGTTGTTGTTACAGATATAAGAAATTAACCTTTCTGTGTAATATTCAGCCGTATTCCTGATTTCTTCACGCAAATGTTGAGCTTCTTCTGTACTAAGTGCTGTTCCCGTTTCGGAAGTCTTTGAATAAATATTGCCATTCTCAATCTTGAATCTTAAAAAAGGAATACAATGGTAAAACGCCCAATTTGGCAGCATATCGCCTATGTAATCATCAACTAAAGTTTTGTAAGCTGCATTTGCAACATCCCCTATTGTTCCTGCAACAATTAAATCTTTAAGTTTTTGATTCAAGTCAGTACCAAGCTTCGTTTCCACATAGAGCTTCTGTGCCTGACGGACATACGGCAATAATAGAGCTACATCAACATTCATATTAATTGCTGTTGAATCTTTTAATTTGTCTTCACTTATAAATAGTACGTAGCTCATAATTATCTTGCGTTAATATATCCGTTATTTTTCATTTTTCTTGGTGGTGTTGCTACTAGCTTGTCGTTCTTCTTTGCTGTAAAGCCTTCTGACTTAGCCTTAGTATAACCTATCATATCAGCGTCTTCTATCTTAGTAGTCTTAGATTCTCCTATTGTAGTCTTGAAGATTCTTCTACTCCAAAAATGGAAACATTGAGGACCTCCTTTCCAAAGCCAAATTGAATAAAAATCTGTGCCTTTAGGTCCGAATCCCCTATTGACAGGTTTACTTTCCATATTTACAATATCTTCCTTTCTGTAAAGCTTTTTAGCACCCATCATTTGCTGACAAAACTTTCTTCTTGTTCCTGACTTATTAGTTAAGAAATTGTCATTAGAATAAACATAACGAACTCTAAAGTAATCATAAGACTTTTTAGATATTCCATCTTGTTCAGACTTACGACTAGGAATTGCTCTACCTGTTGAT